AGGAAAGATGGAGACCTTGGGATACCGTAACGCACAAAAAGTCATGCGCCTATCAGCCGAAGGAAAATTCCTCACCATGTTTCGAGGTAACCCCACGCCCAACATGACGGCATACGCCATGATGCTCACTATGGCCGAGATCACCTATGATTGGCCGCCCACCGAGGAAAACCAACGCAAAGGTCTGCCGAGCCGTGTCTACGAACGCGGGTGGGGGCATCTTGCAGAACAGTTCAGCATGGGAATCCTCAGCCATGAGGCCCTACAGCGCGAAGATAACGGACGACTGATTGCCTCAAGGCGACAGTCGGCGATACAGCGTATAAGCCAGACTGGCATGTTCTTACAGTCACAAGGGCTTATCAAAAAAATACGCAAGGAGGACGTGCGTAGGGAGATTCCCGCAGCATGGCTGCTGCTTATCGGTGACGATGAAGAGAACCGTGAGGTTGAAGCCTATGCGAGGGAATGCCTGGGCCTGAGCTCCTGTTAACGTTGAACATATAGGATATCAGGTCAATACTGGGAAGGAGAAGTCATGACCCTACTGTGGCAGGATGCGCGCCGCAAAGCGCAAGAAACCCTTGACAATTACTGGGACCACTCCTATCCGGTCAAGATCGTGAGCATATGCAAGGCCATGGGTGTCACGCCCTACACCGGTGAGCTTCCCGAAGGTGTCAGCGGCATGATAGTCAAGGAACACAGCAGCGAGCCCCGAGCCTACACGGAACGCACCGAACCACAGACAAGACGCAGGTTCACGCTCGCACACGAACTGGGGCATTTCGTGGAACGAGTCACCATAGCGCAGGACAACGATTTCGCTTTCATGGACAAACGTTCCGACGATTACGACATCCACGAATTCTACGCGGACGAGTTCGCCGGTGCGCTGCTCATGCCCGAACACGATTTCATCCAGAAAGTCAAGAACGATGGGATGATCGCGGCCGCAGCATATTTCGGCGTCTCGCTGGCCGCGGTTCGAAAACGCATGGAACGGTTGCGCAAGCACGGGGCCGACATCTGACATGGCGGATTATGACGACACCGGTTTCGACGCTGTGGAATCGCCGGACGCGGACCTAGACGCGGTATCCGGCATATCCTCCACGGATGCGAGCAAGACCGTGGCTGCGGCGAAAGTGGTTGAGGAAAACGATCCGTTGGATTCGCCTCAAGCCAAGCAATCGAATGATGTCGCTGATGCGGACCAGTTCGTGCGTATGGCGCGATGGCGTCCGTTCATGCACCTGTTCCACGACTGTGCGACCTCGACGCATCTGGATAAGAATAGGGGTGAAAGAATGCGGGTGTTCGCGCGGGAGCATCCATTGTTCCTTAGAGCATGTCTGCTAGGAGACTACGTTTTCGTCGCGGTCTGCGCTCTGATAGTCGCGCTTGCATTGGCGTATGCCTTGGCCCGTGTGGTCGGTGTTCCTTTGCCATGGGCTTGAACTTGGTTTTGAATACGCGAAAACCGCCCCTCCGTCCAGCGTTATGCCGGATGGAGGGGCGGTGTTTATTCGCTGCGGCTACTTGCCGGCCATGCGTACGGGGTTGTATGCGACTCCGAATCCTGCGGCGATGATGCCTGCGGCGGTACTGATGAAACCGCCGATTTCGGGGGAGCCGAAGCTCATGAACCCGAGTCCGATGACCGAGGCGACGAGCGTGACCACGTAGATGACGGTGCGCACCGTGTCATTGAACACGGGAGTGTACGGCGTGGCCGTATGGTCGGGAATATTGGGCGTGCCGGTTTCCGTGATTTCTTCGAGTTGGGTGTCCGGCGTGTTGTCGGTCATGTTTTGCTCCGATCAAAAAAATAGTGGTGATGCCGCCATCGGGAGTAATGGCGGCATCGGTTGGTTTTAGCGGCAGGTCACCACGTCACCGGGGTAGTAGACGTTGATGTTGCCGGAGGGTACGGTGCATTGGCTGACGCTGTAGCCGTGCGCGGTGGCGAAATCCCACACGGTGTCGCCGTACTGGAGGGTCTTGGAAACCCCGTTGGACGGCGCGGCCGTGGTGGAACCGCCGCCGTAGGTTACGACGTCGCCCACGTAGTAGCGGTTGATATCACCGGAAGGCGTGTGCCATGCGGACAACGGCCATGCGTTGTGGGCTACGGCGAGTCCCCAGATGGTTTCTCCCCATTGCATGACGTGGCTGATGCCACCCGTGTTGGTGTCGGCCGGGGGAGTGCTCGGCTGCACGGGCGCGGCCGGTGTGGCCGGGGGCGTGGAGTCGCCGGCGGGGTTGGCGTACAAATCCCACTGCCATGCCTCGCCACGGAAAATGTTGAGGTCAATCGGACTCCACGTGTTGACCACGCCGGTGCCACTGTACTGTCGCATGGCCTCGCCGTACGCGCCTATCATCCACGGGTTGGCCTGATAGCCGGTCGGGCTCATGTTGGCGTATTGTGCAATCCATAGGCCGTACCGGTTGCGGATGTCCTGCGGGATGGTGCCGGCGACCGGGCCGGTGTACAGCAATGGGCGCACACCGCCGGAAAGCCGCTCACATTCGGCCATGAAGCGGCGTACCCAATCCCAGTTGCCCCATGCGGGATTATCGTCTAGCTCCCAGTCGAGCGCCACGATGCCGTGACGCCAATAGTTCGACGTGTTCCGGTAGAAGAACTGGGCTTCCGCCTCCGGGTTGCCTCCCATCGCGTAGTGATACAGGCCGAATTTCTTGCCGCTGGCTTGTGCTTGGGCGATCATGCGGTTGGCGTCGGTGTTGACGCCGGACACGAGGCAGTTGTTGTTGACTTGTCCCGTGCCCCATGTGGTGCCGACCACGATAAAATCGGCCTGCATGTTGTACACGTCTACGCCGCACTGCCAGTTGCTCATGTCCACGCCCTGCATGTCCGCGTGCGCGGTCGCCGGAAGCAGCATCATGCAGATGGCGGCGGCCAGTGCCGTGACCTTGGCGAACAGGCGCTTATGCCATGGCTTCGGCTTGTCCTTGTTATTGACCATATGTCCCCTTTCTCGGGATGGATTGTTGTTTGTGGCCCACGGTCGTGGGTCAGGATTATCGGGGCCCACTCGGGGCCGTCAATGAAAAAGCCCCACACGGTATGGTGTGGGGCTAGAATCAGTCGATTTTGTAAAGGCGGGGAGTGAACGTCTTATCGACCTCGCCCGTGGTGTTGACGAAAATGTTGCATTGGAGAGTGCCGGCCTTCAAGGTTTTCGGCCCATAGTTACGAGGTCCGAACACACTTGCTCCTTCGCTCCCGTCGTCGTGGGAGATATGGGCTTGTATGCCCATCAGCCATGAATCGTTGCCCAGCGGCCAGTCCGTGGCGTCCATCGTGTACGTTCCCGCATCCACATGCACCACACTGGTCAAGTCATTCCACGAGTCGGCCCCTGTCGTGGTGGAGCCTTTGAGACGGTACGTGCCCGGTGTCGGTGCCGTGACCGTGATCCCCGGGTTGGTGCCTAATGTTTTAGGCAGTCCGGTGACACGCGGATACAGGTTCGCTAGCTCATAGCCCCCCCCTCAAGGCTTGTGACATCGGGTTTCATCCACTCGTGCGCGGTGTTCCCGAGTTCGAGTTGGATTTTCAGGTTGCCCGACACGCTGCCGGCCGTGGCGCCGCCACGCAAGATGCGCAGCTCGACGCTTGTGGTCCCCTTGGGGATGGTGACCACGGTGTTGTTTTTCCCCTGATAGACGCCGCCGAGGCTATTCGCGTTGGCGTAGATGCTGATGATCAGGTTTCCGGGCACATTGCCCGTGTAGGAGATGATGAGAGGCACGCCAACGATGTCTTCGGGCACGTCGAACTTCCAGCGCACGCCCTTGTTCAATGGCACCGATTCGGTGCCGCTGCTGAAATCAAGCGACCCGTCCTGCGCCACGGTGACGGTCAGACCGTTGCCCGACGCGGGACCGTAGGCGAACAGGTTACGGGATTTGACCGTGACCGGCACGGTTTTCGTAATCTTGCCGGCGGTCAGTTTCAGACTCGTGGACCCCGGTTTGATACCGGTTATTGATAGTGCGCCCATATTGGGGCCTCCTTTTATGGTGAAGGCCCCAATATCGGGGCCTTAGTTGAGTTTCCTGAGAATTGGGGTGATGGTTGCGTCCACGGTCTTGCCGGGCGAGACACTGACGAGCATCCGGTAGTCGCCCGCCGGGAGCGTCGCCTTGCCCGTGCCATGCGAGAACAGGTCGATCCTGCCGTCCGTGGATTTGAGCTCGCAGAACAGGCCGACACCGTCGACGAGCGTGTGTTCGAGCGTGTACTCGCCGGCCGGCAGGTCCTGGGTGACGAGGATGGTCGCCCAGTCGGTCGCTGTGCCCTTCGCGTGTACCATGCCGTCGCCGGCCGCGGTGAACGTGATTCCGTTGCGCGTGGCGGGCAGGGTGGGCAGCACCCATTTGTTTCCCCATACACTGACCGGGATGGTCTTTACGATGCTGCCTGCGGTGATGGTGATGGAGGTGTCGCCCTCCTTGAGGGCGCGGACACTAGCCCCCCCCCTAAACGCTGTTGTTGTTGGCATGATATTGCCCCTTACTGTTGTCTGACTGATGCGAGACTCACATCCTTGATGGATGCCGTATACTCCTGCGGCGCGTAATCCGGCAGGATGTCGACGTTCAGGCTGGCGGTTTCGCCCACCCTCAATGTCAACGATTCCGGCGACACGGTGATGCCGGTCGGTTTCGCGTCGCCAACCACAGCGATATCCGGCCTGGCGGCGCTGGCCGCGAACTCCTGCGATGCCGCATCGGGCAGGATCGTCACCTTGAGGTTCTTGCTCTCGCCGACGCGCAGGGTGATGTTGTCGATGGGTTTGCCGGAATCGTCCGTGACCTTGATGGACTCGGGCGCGTAGGCCGCGCTGATGGACACGGCGGCGGAAGTGAAACCGTTGACCGTGGCCGTCACCAATATGGTTCCGCCATGCCGCCACGTGAGCGTGTTGCCCGAAACCGTGGCGGTGGAAGTGTCCCGGCTCGCGAACGTCACGTCATTGGTGGTGAGCAGATCGCCAACATGACCGTCCGCATACGTGGCTTTCGCCCCCAGTTTCAAAGTGCCGTTGACGGCTAGAGACTTGGGCAACGGCTTGCCCTTATCATCCGTGATATTGACGGAGACGACCGTGTCCCTGTCGAGGGGCCATACGAGTTTGCCATTGAACATGGCGTTGTACGTGTGGCCTCCCATCAACGGTTTGCCGACACGTTTGCCGGCGTAAAAGGCTGGCATGGTCAGGCCTCCTTCACGGTGGCCTTCTTGGCCTTGGCTGGCGTGGAGTCCTTGCCGGGTTCCTCCGTGGTTTCCTCGGTGGTGCCGGTGTCGGTGGTGCCTTCGGTGGTGCCGGTGGAAGGCAGCACGGTGGTCGCAGCCTCCGCCTTGTCCTTGACTGCCTGCACCGTCGAATCGATGGTGGCGATAGCCGATTCGCCCTTCGCCGCAACCGCGTTGGCGGTGTCGGCCACGGTCTGCGAATCATTGGCGACGCTAGCCGCCAACGTGTTGGCGTTCGACGCGAGGATATTAAGGTCGGACTGGGTGGCGGTCGCGGAATCAGCCGAGGACTGTGCGCTCAGCATGGCGCTCCTAGCCAACGCGGCGTTCGTCTGCGCTTCGGCCGTGATGGACTCCAACGTGCTCATGGCCATAGCGGCCTTCATGGTCGTGGCGGTCTCGTCGAAGAGCACCACCGCATCCGGGTATCGGGCGGAAAGCGTCTCCGCCTCCGACTGGGTGGACGCCCTGCGAACCTTCAGCAGTTGGGAGCCTGTCATGTCCTTCGGCACGAACGTGGCGGCGTCAACCTCCACAAGGTCAGCGTACTCGACCCTGGCCTGGGAGTCCGGCACCTCGACGTAACGCGTGTACGCCTGCGGCGAATCAGCCAACTCCACGACCTGCCACACAAACGCAGGAGTCGTAGGCAGCAGGTCAACCGTCAGCTCACCCGTTTCGGACAGATTCGCGTCGAACGAAGCCGCGATAATAAGATTCTTCGCCGCGTCGAAATGACGACGCACCGGGCGGAACCGCAGCGTACCGGTCACAGGGTCCAAGCCGCCCGTCTTCGGCTTCCTAATGGAAATATGGATTTGGGTCATTACTGTTCCTCCTTATTGGATTCGATTGTTTCGGGTGCCACGTCCGGGCGAAGCTCGTCCGGCAGCGATGGCTTGGGATGACGTTTCAAAAACTCGGGTTCCGTCACTTCGCAGAACGATTGCAGCCAATGGAACAGGCCACGCACATAGGCCACGATCTTGAAATACTTGCGTTGCACCTCCTCCAAATGCTGGATTTGGGTCTCCTGAAAAGCGACCTGCTCACGCAACGGGTCGATGATGCTTTCCGTGAGAATCTTCACGGCCTTGTCGGCCGCGTCGGCGGTGATGCCGTCGATATCGGCCTCGGTTTTCCTGCTGTTCGACCACGCGCCGACCAGTCCGCCGATGCCGCCACCGCCGAGGAGCGCGAGAATCAACGCGCTCCAAAACTCGGCGCTTGAAAACAGGTCATGAAAAGGGGACATTCAGTGTCCTTTCGAATATGGGAAAGCCCCACACGATATGGTGTGAGGCTAAGTCAACTGACTATCGTCAGGCGTTACGTATTATGCTTACAACAAACGGCAAGGCGGGACACGTCCACTTCACGCCATACGCAACCGCGCATAACGCGAAACACCTTCAACCCCTAACGATGCGTCACGCCAACGCAGACTATTACCAGACGAATCATTGCCGACAATGGAAACCGTGCCCCAATGAAACGTCGTGAGCTTCACCGTGTACGAGCCGTAAGGCAACCGCACAGAACCGGAAGCAACCCACCTCAACGTGCCGCCGTTCTTCTGCGGCGACGTGGAACACCAATACGCTTTACGCTCACCGTTCGCGTCCAAGAAGTCGAACGCCATATTGTATTCGCCGGTACCGCTGATCGCGGCCGCAACCTCGCACAGGATAAGCCCCCCGCAAGTAACAGTCGCAGTCTTCTCAAGATAACCACTCTCAGGCTCAGTCCCAGGGGTACCACTCCACGTGCTCGACCACTCAAACAAGGGGGAGCATCCGCACCCCGGACGCGCAAGGATGCCGGTGACGATGGCGACTTTCGCGTAGGTTTCCACCACGCACCTGTCACCGGCTCGGGCTCCCACACAATCCGTGGTCATCTGCAATCCCATGAGCGTGCCGCCGCTCATATCCACGTCAGCGGTCCAATACCCTCCTGTGTCGTACACCGTGTTGATGGTGCCGATGCGCGTGATGGTGGCTTCCGCCCCCACTTGGGAGGGCATGATTTCGGCCAGACGATTGCCGGCCCTTATCAGGTTCGACTGCATTTATGCCTTCACTGTTGTTGGTTCGCTTGGACGCTGGAAGGTACGGGCCTCGCATTCGATGGGAATACCGGCCTCCAAAGTGATATTCTGCGCGCGTATCGCAAACCTGCCGGAAACCGAGCCGGTCGGATACTCCAAGTCCACCACGTCGGTCAGATTCAAAGGAGCGTACACGTGCGTGAACGTGACCCTGTGAATCACGGATTGTTCGGTGCGTAGCAGTTCCAACGCCTTGTCCGAGGCGAGTTTCCTGCCTTGCTCGTCGGTAGTCACCTCGTCGGGGATGCTGGAATACTCGTAGGCGTGAGCCACCCTGCGGCCACGGCTGACAGTGCTGAACTCCGAAGCCGGGTCATCGTCAATCGCGGTCGAAACGTATTCCTTGTCCGTGTTGTAGTAGGTGACCTTCACCACGTTCGCCACCTCACGCAGGTCGCGTTCGTCGGTCATGGTGGTGAGGAACGTGGCGTTCGCACCCTCCTGAAACGTCCATTTCGGCTGGCGTTTGCTCGGCTCCACATACTTCTCCAATATGACGCGCCCGTACTCGTCGGTTCTCGCACTGGAGTATCCGGCCAAATCCAAGAGATCGTTCACCGCGTCAAGCTTGGTGCTGCCCTTGTCCTTGTCCTTATCGGACCTCAAACCGAACGTCCAATTATCCTTCAGCGTGTAATTGCCGGGATTGTAGGCCGCGACCTGAAGCCCGCATCCCTTGAGGATGTCGGCGGCGGCGGTCACGGCCTTCTTGCCCTTGCCTATCGTTATCGGCGACTCGAACATGTCGTCATCGACTTCTTGCAGCAGCCCGTACAAATCCAGTTGGCTGGAAGATTCCTTGCCGTTCACGCTGCGCTTGGGGATGTTGGGAAGGAACGTGCCCAACGGCACACTTGCCGTGGAACCGTCATGCCACGTGCAGTCGGCCCATATCCGTAGCCGGTCGGTGCCCAGGTCGGTCGCCCCCTCCACGGTCAGGGAACCGGATTCGCAGATATTGGTGTCCTGGTTGCGTTCGATGCTGCCCCCGGATATCACCCAATCCAACCGTCCGGTCTCCAAACCCGTGTTCCTGTTGACTCGCATCACACGGTAGGCGACCTTGAAAGGCTTGCTCCAATCACTCATAGGACGGGCTCCTCCCATGTCAATTGGGTCAGGTCGGCGGAATAGCTGATGTTCTTCTTGTCCGCGATGTCAACGCTCACGGACTGTTCCGCCTTCACGTAGACACGCAGGCCGGAAGGCTCCCGATACCATGCGTAAGGGTATCCGTCAGCCAACGAGAGTATCCGCAGCCACAACGCTTGGTCCCACTCCCATACGCCGGTGACGCTCACCGTGGAATCCAACTGGTCCAATTCGTAGCTGGAAGGCAGAGCATTCGCCCCGTCGCCCCGCGCGAAATGAAACTCGCTGGTCGAATGGGAACGCTTATGAGACACCGTGTTGTTATAGCCGAGCAATAACGTCTGACCCGCATCCGTGCCGAAGTTCAACACTCCGAACCCGGATTCGATGCGCGCGTCCACCATGCGTGCGATGGTCGTGCCCATAGCCGAATACGCGACCACCCTGTAATGGAAGTCGGTGTTCAACGGGGGAATGGGGTCCACGGCCAACTGCTGGTCCACCAGGTTCGAGGCGATAAGCACCTCCGAACCGTCAGGCATGACACGGATGACGGATGCGCTGACCGTCTCCGACTGGCCTTCCTCCGACACGCCGAACGACACGATGACCAACGCCGCGTAATCATTGTTCGACTCTATCGCGGCCATCGGCTCGGCCGGGTCCGGCCAGTCCACGTCCCTCACGACGCTCGTGCTGGATTCCAAGCCGGAACCGCCGCGCACCACGAGCGTGATGGTCAACGTCGAATTGTTGTTCGGCAGATACTGGTTTGCGCCGATGCTCAGGCTTCGCGTGGAACCGTCCATCGTCTTCCGGTATTTCTCCACGCCGTCCGACTGGATGATGAGCGTCTGCGAGCTGACGCCCGTATCGTCCGCCACGGTCCACGCCACGGTGAACGGTGTCGCCGTAATGGTGCCGGAAGGCTTGTTGATGCTGATGTTCGGATATTTCGCGACCGTGAAGGTCACGTAGTTCGACCATGCGCCCCAGTCGGCGTGGATGCCCTTGGTGCGCACGCGAATCCTATACGAGCCGCAGCTTTTGGGCGTGCGCTGATAACTGGTGTTCGTGGTCTGCTCTTCGATGACCGTAACGTCCGAGGGGTCGGTGACCTCCACCTGCGCGGCGGATTGGGCGGAACCGTCAGGATGATTCGGTTTCCAAGCGACCGTCATCGGCTGATTGACAACATACGCGCCGTTCTGCGTCGGGTTCAGAATCGTCGGCGCGGAAGGGGCCACGGCCGTCTGGATAGTGTTGCTGTACGTCCAGTCGGAGAAGAGCGTGGTCTTGGAGTTGTCATCGCCGTAGACAGGTCTTCCCACTAACGCCGCGTACTGGACTTGGCCCGCAGGAGCTGCGGTGTCGGTCCACGTGACGTTCTGGATTCCGTTTATGTCGGGAAGCCAGCCTTCGGCCGTCGCACCGGGGGTGCCTCCGGTTATGTCGGCCCATTCGCCGCCGTTCACCCTGCGCCGCAGTCTGATGCCATGCACATACGATTTCGACGCATCCACGGTCACGCGCACGGACTGTTCGGACAGTTTCACCGCGTTCACCGCCACGGGGGCGGCCGGCGTCGTGTAGATGTAGCCCGAGTACACATGGTCGGACACTCCGCCAGGGTTCTGGGCCGCGACACGGAACTGGTATCGGGCGTTCGCCTTCAACCCCGTGTACGAATAGTTCAAGGCGTCCCAGTTCAACGTCTTGACCAGACCCCACGCGCCTTGTGTGCCGCCGTTCAAGCCGACGCACTGGTCTGCGTAGATCTGCTTCCAATATTTTCGCGCCGCATTATCATAGTTCGACTGCCATGCGGCCTTCACGCTTGAATCATTGACCCGCGTCCATGATACGTTCTTCGGCGGGTTCGGTTTCGCATACGTGATGCCGGGAACCGTGAGGTTCACATGCGCTTCCGACCGTCCCGGCAAACCATATGGGATGTTCAGGAACGCGCGGCAGGAGAACGTCTGCGCGGACTCCTGCTTCGTGACGGTCACTTGCTGGGTGTGTAAATCCACGTCGCCGTTGAAGGACCGGTAGCCGAAGTTCACCGTGTTCGTGCTCGTGCTCACGCCATCGACCCAAGCGCCACCGGACACGGCATCGGACGCCACCCAGCGCGACGGGTCGGTGCGACGGTAGATGATGTGCACGCCTATGACGGCCTGTGTCTCGTTCTGCGAGACGATATCGGCTTGTACGCAGCAACGCCAGCCGCCGCCGATGATATTGCCGGCACCTTCAACCATGACAAACCTTTCTTGACGATGTTAGGAAACAGGAGGAAACCGTTGCAAGCTGAAACAAACTGGCTTGCAACGGTTCTCTGACGGTCAGCGCGGACGCATGTTGCGTTTCCGGGTGGCGGAAGCGACAAGGGTTTCCACCGCGTCGGCTATCCTCCGGTCGGAGGACTCCACGCCGTTGATAGTCACCGTGTTGTTCGTCGTGTTCCCCGTATTCGCGGGAAGTTCGACCTTTATCACCGGGTTGACTTCGACATTCCACGAGCCGTTCGCCGTGGATACGCGGCCACCGGTCGCATACGCCTGAGACTTCCTGCGAGCGTTCAACGCGAACGCGGACGGTTGCATGGCTTTCTCCACACTGCCGACCGCGTTCAACGTGTTCAGGAAACTCCTGCCATACAAGGCGTCAATCTTCTTGACGGCTGCGGCACGAAGCACCATCTCACCATTGGACAGCATCGCCGGAATCGAATCGGAAGTGGAAGTACCGGGACCATAGATACGACCACCGGTAGCGGCGGAGACCTTGCCATCACTGCTGTGACGAGTGACAATATCCACATAATTGGTGGCAAGAACAGTGCCGGACTGCCGACGCCAATACTGGAACGTTGTTTTCACCGGACCATCGTCGCCCTGCACACGACCCCATGCTGTGGCGAGAGTCATGTTGTTGTACCATGCGGTGTCACGGAACGCCTTGCGTGCACCCTCGTTCTCACCTTGAACGCGACCCCAAGGCCGTGAAATGGTCACACCGTCATACGCTGCCGTGTCCTTGAACGCTTGACGAGCCTGCTCATTCTCTCCAAGAACACGACCCCACGGGCGGGCGATGGTCAACCCGTCATAGAACCTGACCTCTTGGAACTTCTCGTTGGCGTCCGTATTGTCGCCATCCACATACGCTTTCGCGCGTGCGATAGGCTGGCCGTCAAGAGACTGATAAGTAGCGAGCTTCACCTGAGCGTCATCATCGTTGGCGTCGATGTTGAAGCTGACGCCCTTGGCGGCGGGAACCTTATTCTTCTCCACGTCCTTTATCTTGCCGGAAGCGTGGTCGATACAGTCGAGAATCCACTGTATCTGCTCGTCGGTCAGGTTCAGATAGCCGAGCTCGTCCCTGACCTTCTGCATGCGCTCCTCAGCGTTGCCCTCACCTGAGAACAGCCACTTGTAGGCTTTCTTGGACATGCCGAGAGCAAGAAGATTCTCCTTGACCTCGCCTGTCTCCCAGCGAGCATTGCCCTTCGCGTTCAACAGCAATGTGAGGTCCCTCTCGGACAAGTCGCCTTTCATCAGCTGCTCAACAAGACTGAGAACACCGTCCAACGTGGTGACCACTCCAGCTTCACGTAGCCGGATAACGATCTCTTTCTCACCATCGGTCAGACCGGATATGCCCTGCACGAGCTTATCCACCGCATCTTGGGCGATTTCCGAATGAGCGGTGATCGTGGTACCCACATCAGAGGGAATCAGACCAAGCGAATCAGCGTACCTTTCAGCAGCTTCCTCACTCATGCCAGCGGCCTGAGCCTGCTGCACGATGGCCTCACGCGCCTCATAAATGGAGTTTGCGGCCTTCTGCGTGTACTCCTCCACCTGACCGTTCTTCTCACCATAGGAGAGAAGCTGATGGGCGGACAGCAACGCGGTAGCGGCCACATCCTTCATCGCCTTTTCGGTGCGCACATAGGCGGCGTTGTTGGCGTCAGCCAGTTCGCCGTTTTCCTTGAACGCCTGACCGTTCGCCTTGACCGTCGTGGCGAGCGAGCTGAGCTTGTCGGACAGCGCGGAGGAGGAATCGGAGATCTGTTCGAGGGAACGCAGATATTTCATCTGCTCCTTGACGGATTTCTCCAAGCCTTCCTTGTGCTGCTTCTTCAACGCCTGCAACAGCGTGTCGGCGGCGATGGCGGCATCGGTCTGCTTCTCGACCATCATGCCGTACTGGTCGCTGGCCTTGTATGTCTCCTTGCTTTGCGCCTCCAACTGTTTGACGAGCTTCTTGTAGCCGGCCTCGTTGCCGCTGACCGCATCGGTCAGCGTACTGGTATTGATGCCCAGACGTTTGGCCGCGTCGGCTGCGGACGTGTAGCCGCCGCTGACCTTGACGAGCCATTCAGTGACCGCGCCGCCACCGTCCTTGCCGAACAGGAGCGACGGGTCATCCCACTGTTTCGTGGTCTCCGACTTGAAATCGTTGAACGCGTCCGCCGCCTCCTTGGCGTTGGACTCGATGCCCTTCATGCCGTCGATGACCTTGTCCATCGCCTGCTTGGATGCTTCCGCCTTCGTCGTGTAGTCGGATATCGCATTGCCGATGACGGCGATGCCCGCGCTGATTCCCAGACCGGCAACCGTCGTCCAGCCGCCGAACGCATCCCACAGGTTCTTCACGCCGGTCTTCAACGAACCGAACCTGCCGGACTGCTGTTCGGCCTGCTCCCCGGCCGAACGGATGGAGGCGATGGCCTGACCGTTCGCACCGACCAAGCCGCCCATGTCCTTGGAAGTCTCCTTGGCAGCGTTCCCCGGAAGGAGCAGCTTCTTCGAGTTAGCTTCCGCCGCCATGCCGAGGGAATTGACCTCGCTGATGGCACCGGACAGAATACCCGCATAATTGCCGGAACGCAACTGGTTCATCGCCTTAATCAGGGTGCCCATTTTCACGGACGCCTGTTCGGCGCTCAAACCCAGTTCGCTGAGCATCTTCTGGTATCGCATCGTGGACTGGATGTTCTGCAACATGCCGGTCTTCAACGACTCGAACGCCGTCTTGCCCGCACGACCGAACGTGGCCCACAATGTGATGATGCTTTTCACCGGCCCCGGCAACGAGTCGAACGCTTGGGCCACGCCGGTGGCACCCTTGGCGATGGTGCTGATAAGCGGGCTCACGGTACGCAAAGCGGACGCGAACGTGCCGCCGAACGTGCGCGACAACTGGCCCACCATGCTCGCCAAATCGGAGAACATGGGGCCCGCGTCACCCACCGCGTCAAACACCTGGCTGAACCCGTCGCGGACACCGGAACTGAAATCGCGGATTCCACCACCGGACTGCTGCAACACGCGACTCAACCCAGTGATGCCCTCGCCTACGATCTGGCCCGCGTCACCGAACACCGCGCGAGTGGTGTCCTTCAACGAGTACGCGGCGTCGCCAATATCCTTGAAAGCGTTGCGCATCTTGTCCTGCGCGTCCTGCGCACCAGCGCTCCAAGCCTCCAAAGTCTCTTGGAACTTGATGGTGTGAACGGCCTTGTTGGCTTTCTCCAAAGCCTCGGAAAAACCTTGGATACCGTTCTCGGTCTTCGCCAGAGTACCCAACGTGCCCTCAAACACGCCTATCAGGTCGAACACGGACGATTTCAGATAGCCGCCCTGTTCGATGGCCTTTTCCATCGCCTTAGAGACTTGACCGGTACGTTCGGCGGTATCCACCCAGTTCGCCCACTTCTCGGCCACGTCGGAAATGTAGGAGGCCATGCGGGGCAGATACTGGCTGGACTGGTCGCCCAAGCCGAGGAACGCGCGGGCCAGTGACTGCAAGCCCGGGTTCAGTTCGGACACCGCGAGACGAGTGTTCTCGAAGATACGCGGTAGTTGGTCGGCCTCGTTCGACTGGCGCACCACGTCGATAAGCCCGTTGAGCACCTTGCCTTCCTCGACGGCGATACCATTCAAACCCTTGGACAGTGAGGGGGCCACGTCGTTGGCGAGACGGTACAGGTTATCCCCGTACTCGTTCCAAGCGTTGTCGCCCAACTCCTTGTTCAGGTTCGCCAGCGAGGTCTTGGTAACATCGAACTTTTCCTTCAAATCACCGAACACCCGGTAGCCCACGTAGCCTGCGGACGCCAGACCAGCCAACGCGGCGGGAGCGGCCAACGCGGCCTTGCTCATGGACACGAGGCTGACGCCGACACCGCCCGCAGTGCGTCCCAGGTTCAGGAGTCCGGCACCCAACGCGGTGACGCCGGCACCGAGAATCGACCACTTGGGAACCACCTTGTCGAGCTTGTCGAACAGGTTCACAAGACTGTCGAACTGGTTCTGCACGCCCTTCAAACCGGTCGCACCACTGGTCATGCCGGAGAAAATCTTGCCAAGGTCAGTGCCCTTGAAATTAGCGAAGATGTCGATGGTGCGGGGGCGGGTGAAGTAGGCGAGATGGGCTCGGGCCAACGCGGTCTCCAAGTCCAAATCCATCTTCAGCTCGTCGTTCTTGTCCTCGAATTTCTTCAGCTTCTCCTCGGCGCGATGCATTTGCAGGTCGAGGTCGGCTTCAAGCTCCCAACGACGTTCGGGATTGGCTTTGATCTTGGCGGCGGTCTCACGCATCGACGCGATGATTCGTTCCTGATCGACCTGCCAGTCCACGGGAATGTCGAGGCGCGTATGACGCAGCTTCTCCAACCGGGCTTCGAGCTTGTCGGCGTTGTCCTCCCACACCTTGACGCGGACGTTGACCTCATGCTCCCGGTCGAGTTTGGCGCGCAGCTTCTCCGCGTCATACATCAGTTCCGCGTATTTTTTGTCCCATTGGGTCTTATCCAATGTGGCTTTGGCGGTGATCGGCTTGCGGGATGCGAAGTCGCGCAGCTTCTTCAGCTGGTCGAAGGTATTGTTGAGCTCCTTGCCGAGGTTCTTGTCGATGCCCATGGGCTTGAACTTCTGGAACGCGGCGGAAAGCGCGTTGATCTGGGTCTCCTGCTCGTCGAACAGGCTGGTCAGTTCGCGGGCGGTCTTGCGCTGCTTGTCCATCGTGCGGCGCGAATCGTTCTGTACCGCGTTGAGGCGTTTGACGCTGGTTCCCGTGTCTTCGAACACCTCGGCCAACGCCTTCTGGCCGGCCGTGAGCTTCGACAGCTGCTGGAGCTGCCTGCGGTTCAGCTTCTCGGACTTCTCCTCAAGGTCGAGAATCTTGTTCAGGCCGGAGAACAGCCGGTCGTTCTCACGGTTGAAGTCTTTGAGCCGCGCCTTGCGCATGAGCTCGGCGTCCGAATACTTGGAGATGGCGTCGGTCGCCTTCTCCCACTTCTTGGTGTTGGAGTCGATAAGACGCTGCTGTGCCGCTACCTTGTTGTCGAAATCAGCGGAGAAGAGCTTGTCCTGCGCCTTCTTGTTCTCCGCTATCTCCTTGCCTACCGCCTTCAGGTCGGCTTTCAGGCCCTTGAGCTGTTCGCGCAGCTCGGGGATGCGACTGTTCTTGTACCAGTTCGCGGTGTCGATGTTCCCGGCCTCGCGCAGCTCCTTCATCTTCTTGATGGACCAGTCAAGGGTCTTACTGACATCGGCTTGGCTGCGGGTCAACTGCTCCTGACGTTTGCGCCCGTTCTCGATGGCCTCCGCGTACATGTCGTAGGCGGCGTGCTCGTCCTTGATGAGCATGGTCTGCCTGCGGGATGCGGCCGTGGCCTCCTTGTCGTAGAAGGCGCGTGCCGAACGCATGCGGGAGAGACTGTCCTGAAGACTGTCGGCCACGGATTTCTGCGACTTCTTGACGAACACCTCCGTCTGGCCGGCGGTCCGCTTGATCTGGTTGGAAAGCCGGTGAATCTTCTCATTGAACGACGTATCGTCCAAGTCGAACCTGCTGGTGACCGGCTTCTTCTCCCACTGCTTCCGCTGGGCCTGCATGGCCTTGTCGATGGCACGCAAGCCGGACGGGTCGCCGTCGATCTTCACCACGTTGGTGAGGGTCTTGCCGTCAAGGTCGCGCATCTGCTCCTTGGCGCGTGCGACGCCCTTCGTGTTCACATCAACGGTGACCTCGGGGTGGCGAGAATGCAGTTCCGCATTGAGAATCTTCCAGAAATTATCGGTGTCCGGGCGAATATCGACGCCGACCGCGCCAGCGGAATACAAGGCCATGAGAAAACCTCCGGGAGGATAAACGAAAACCCCTCGTGGAATGCGAGGGGTTTTCTGCTAGAAACTGTTGCCGCCGAACACGGCACCCAACATGCCCGTGATCTGGGCGAACGACTTGCCCGCCGTGGAGAACGATTTCGGCCCGACCGAATCGGGCTTGACCACGGTGCCGGGCGGATAGACGGGCTGCGGCTTCGACTTCTTGTCGCCCATCATGCGGGCGATCATCACGCGAATCATCTCAAGCTGGTTCGTCATGCTGAGCATCAGCATCTGCGACTGCCCGTAGGTGAGGTAGGAAAGACGCGGCATGCTTTTCGCGTCTTCCCGTGGGAGCGGATGGTGTTCGGCCATCCACGCGCGGTACAGGCTCCCGTCAACGCCCTCCAAACCGTCCAGCAGGTCGCACAGCCATGACGGCTCCATGCGGCCCATACTGGCGGGGAGGTTGATGTTGTAGAAGCGTTGGAAGTCGGCCGAGACCGCTACTCTGCATTCTCCAAGCGCGTCTTGGAGGCGCTTGATTTTCCCAGTGCCACCGAATAGAACGTGGTCAGGGACACCAGCAGCACGTACAGGTTCTCCAAGGTGCGGCCACGGGTGAACTCGTCCCACTGCTTCTCGTCGGCCGCGATTTCGCGGTAGAACATGTCCGCGTACTGCACGATCTCGGCCATGAGGATGACGGCTTCGGACTCGTCGTACTTCGGCTTCTTCTTCGGCTTGTCGGCCTCATCGTCGCCGAATAAGCCCATGTCGCCCAGTTTCCCGTTGCGTTCGGAGATGCGCTGCCATGTCACCGAGAACTCGGCGGACTGGGCCACGTTCAGCTCCTGCGGCTTCGCCATGTCGGGCAGTCCCGCGAACAGCGGCTGTTCCTTGAGCTCGTCCCATGTCTCCGGCATCTTCGCGTTGTCGGTCGTGTTCTTAGTGTTCTCTGCCATCATCGGCTCCTATCCGTGGAAAAGAATGATTCTGAAAAGCCCTATCCGTGGAAAGAGGGGGTTCCTTGCCGCGCGGATAGGAGACGCGGCAAGGAAGAGACGGGTCAGACCGTGAAGTCGGACGGCGCGAAGTAGGCGACGGACGTGAACTTGCCGTTCTTGTCATGCGGAAGCACGCTGGATGTCTTGATGTTCGCCTGAGCGGAGAACTCCACGAACGAATCCGTGGAAAGAGCAGGCAGACTGGAGAACGCGATGTCCGAGTTCGGCAGCAGCAGGCCGGCACGGCCGGTCGTGTTCGTGTCGGACCACAGGATGAACAGGGACTTGTTGATGGGGGTCTTCTCCAAGGAGAAGGCCACGCCGGCGCCGGTCATATCGACCGCGTTGTAGAAGGTCTTGAACGTGCCCTTGTCGCCCTGCACCGAATTGAACGTCACAGTGCCGGTGGTCTGGGCGTACTGGGTGCGGAACGCCGCCTTGAGCCAAGTGCTCAACGTGGTGGTGTCGCCGCCGTCCAACGCGAACTCGGGCAGGTTGTCGTTCGACATGTGGCCGAGGTTCGTCCACATGCCGTCGCCCACGCCCACGGTCGCCGCCTCGACGGTGAACTGCTTGAGCAGTGCGGAGGTAATGATGGTCTCGGCCTTCGCCATGAAGATCGTTCCTCGGACGGCGGTCAACACGCCGTCGTCGTGGATGCCGATTTCGTCAGCCATATCGTTTTCCTTTCAAATATGGAAAACCCCGCAGCCGTGTAGGCGTGCGGGGTCTGATTGTGTGATTGATGGTTTTTCAGATAAGGTCAGCCGCGTGGGGACGCGGCCTGTATGCGTTTCGTGGAAGTCCACGCGACGATGCTTTTGGAACTGGTCATGTCGCCGGAAGACCGGGACTCGAAACCGGGATTGTCCACTATCCGCCCGATCTTCCCATAGTCGGTGCCGGGCCGGTAGGGCCATGCGGATATGCAACGGTGCAGCCATCCGCAGATGCGGGCCACCCGTTCCGGGTCACGGCCCAACACCGTCAAAGACAGCGTGTACTGCCATATCCAAGCCTTCAGATTCCAGTCGGGCTGCTCAGGAGCACCGCAATGGTAGAGAATCACGTCATGGGACAACAGGAGCGAATCCGTGGCGGGCGTGACCTCCGGTTGGATGACCGGCCTGAAATCACGGTTCTTCCATTCGACGGCGTCCAGGTAGGCGCGTGTCATGGCGACCGCATCCAACTGTTCCCTTACGGAAAGGTCGAATATCGTGGGGTCAGACATATTTCGCCTCCGACATGATGAACAATCCCGGCATCCAAGCCAGCGGGCTTTTGATGCCGTACTTGTGTTCCAGCCACCGGTTGAAGTAGCCGAACTCCAAGTGGGAGGCGATCTCGGAACCGTCACGGCCCTTGACGCTCATGATGACGGCGGTGTGCGTGCCGTGAGCGTGAGTGCTGATGTCGATGCGGTTGGCGACGGACGAATGCTTCGCCTTCATGTCGGCCAGCGCCTTGGCTTTCGCTTCGACCTTCTCCGCCACGGGACGGGTCGCTTCGGCTCCGAACAGTATCGCCATGTCACGGTTCAGCACATTCGCGGGCTTCAAGTTCACGTACCCCATGTGCGGCTCCCCTCGGGCGGGACAGGCGGTTTCAACCCGTTGTCCTCGGTCGCATGGCCGATGCACCTCGCGGTGATGTTCCAATGGTGGGCGGCATCCGAGGCGTGACGCATCTCCATAGGCGGGCCGTCAACCTCGTAACAGGCGTTATCGAGCCAGAACTGCGTGTTGATGTCCCCATGCCATTCCGGCGCGAGAACGATCGCCAACGCATCCTCACGCAGGCCACCGGTCGTTTGCGGCGTGGTGTCCTGCGCCCAGTTCTTGGAAAACGTGCTGTTCTTATTGATTCGAGGCTCGAACGAGCAGTAACAGTAGGAGGCGTCCCCATCCGGCACCGTGCCGGAACCGTAGACGGTTTCGACCGGTTTCATCGGCTGCACCACGATCATGTCGCGGTGCAGAAGGTCATCCGTGATACGAGGCTCCAACTCGGTATCGTCGTACAGGTGCCCGCCGCCGAGTTCATCCAAATCAACACCGTCGTAAAGGTGTCCCAAGTCCAATGTTTCATCGGCCATAGGGCCTCACAATCCGTAGATTCGGCTCAACCCGACACCAATGGTGCCTACGGGGCCGTGTCCCTCCGCGTAACCGTCAAGCAACTGCTTTTCGCGTTTGCTCACATACAGGTTGGGACTGGCATCATAGGCGGGCGGATTAGGCTGGGGGTCATGCTCCTCATACGAATAGTTGCCGTTCGACTCGGATTTGAGCCGGTGCCATCGCATGACGCGAATCACCATCGAGCAGACCACGTAGGCGAACGTGTCCTCGCTCAGGTCGCCCGAATTGAGGCGGGGTTCCGCGTTGCCGGATTCGGTCAACGCTATTTCGGCGGCGATACGGCAACGTGATTTCACCCATTCGTTCGGATAGGCGTCGGCTAGCCCGGGCTGGTCAAGCAGACTGACCTGCATGTGTTTCATCCAGTCGATGCCGTCAACGCTTGCCATGACGGCTCCTACAGGACGTTGGCCTTGAACGTGCTGACGGCATCCTGCAATACGGGCAGCGCGGAGCCGTTGACCCAGATATCGTAGTTGGCCGGAGCCTGATGGGAGAGCATGGCGGCGACAAGACCGTCGTTGACGCTCTTGCTGATCTCATACTCGGAGTTTTGGGCTTCGGCGGTCGGGCCGGAAGCGGTGAAGCCAAGGGTCGGGTCGTTGAACGAGGGAAGCATGACGAACGTGGCATCGGGGATGAGCGTGGTGGTGTCCACGTCCATCTTGAAGCCGCCGTCCAGTTCAAGGTTCTCGTATTCGAGGTCGAGCATACGCACGTCGTTCAGCTGGAGCTGGCTGGCGAGAACGCCCAGCACCTCGTCGCGGGACAGTCGTGACTTGGAATGAGCCAAGTCCATGCCGGACACTTCCTGACGGAACTGTTCGTTGACGCGCAATGCGTCGATGACCTTCGACGTGGTGAACGCGGCGTGCGGTGTACGGCCCTTGTTCTTGCGCATGACCTCAATCCAACCCTGAACGTCGGCAATCGGGTCGGAAGTAGCCTGGGACCAGAGAGTGGTCGGAGTCTGATTATGCTGCTTGGCCGGACGGCCGAACGAGTATACAACGTTCGCGCCGTTCTCGTTGATGGTGATCTTGCCATCCATCATCGCGGAGATGGACTCAAGTTCAAGGGTCACGCCGGCGGTCTGGCCCAGATGCGTGGTCTTGGCTTCGGCCTTGTCGTGGATGAACTGCTTGTCGTTCGCGTGCTTGGCCATATCACGTTCGGTGATGTGGTCCATGCCGGACAGGGGCAGAAGGCCCGTATGCTGTTCGGCGGACTGTTCGACCATCGAAGTGTGGCCGATCTCGGCGTCCAGCGCACGACGCTGCATGGCGTTCGTGGAGAGCGTCGGCAGATTCGGCGTCCAAGAGACGGTCCATTCGCCGTCATTGGACTGGATGGGGAACATGGTGGAGAACGGGAGAATGCCGTTCACGTAATCGAAGCCCGCCTGCGCAACCTCGGTGGCTTCGCTCGGCGGGAAGATTTCCTTGTCCAATGCCATTGGATATTTCCTTTCAGATATGAGAAAACCCGCCACGAGGGGCGGGTTTCAAAGAATCGGTTTAGACGGGGTGTCAGGCGATGGTGATGGTGTTCGACTTGTTGTCGGTGCCGACCCAAGTGCCACCGGTGATGGCACCAGAGGTGTTCTTGGTCAAGGTGATGGACTTCACGCCCACACCAGCGGAACCGGCAGCGCCAGCCGAACCGGACAATGCGGTGACAGCATCATCCTCGACATCGTAGAAGCAGCCGCCCCACTTGGCCTCGTCGGCGGGAACGACCGGCAGCTTGCTCTTGATAATGTCGCCACGGTAGCGAAGGCCCACATAGGTGTCATCGACCTGCCAGCCGGAATAGGTGACGTTCACGGCGACGGCGGACTCCAACAGGCCGGCGATGGCGGTCTGACGGCCATCGGTAGCGTTCGGGTCGTATGGGCCGTAAGCGCCCTTGTTGGTGCCGCTCGTGATCTTGGCGAGCGGAATACCGGAACGGATGTAGATGGTCGTGGCTGTCGGGCTGACCCCGGTCAGGTACTTGTTGCGCAGAGTCTCGTCATCGACGTTGAACAGTTCGGGGACGATGGTCACGGAGACCACGCCGCCCGTCTGCTCGCCGAAACGCCACTCATTGTTTTCCTCAACGGTGGTCAGGCCGGTGCCATGCACCATTTCAATAGGAAGCGCCATGAGTATGGCTCCTTTCATTTGGTTTGCTTGTTATGGTTGCGGCGGCGGGCGTTCTGACGGTCCATCGCACGCTTGTAGGCGTCGCCGCGCTTTGGTTTCGGATTGAACTCGCCTTCGGGGTTCTCGGCCTTTCGGCCTACGTTGCGAAGAGCCTCGGCTTCCGGCACCTGAACGCGGCCGTTCGGCTGAACGCTCAACGGCGAACCGGGTTGGATGGGGTTGAGCTCCGCATAGGACTTGGCGAAGTCCGCGATATCCTCCGGCGTGCCATCACCCTTGTACAGGGCTTCAAACACCTTGTCAGTGACCTGCGGATACGTGCTCTTCGCAATCAGACGCGCGTTGTCGGCACGCACCTGGGCAAGCTCGGCCTGAACCTGCTGCACCTGCTTGAGGTTCGCTTCGGCCTGCTTCTCGTTCTTACGGCTCATCGCCTTCCACTTGGCGAGCTCGTTGTCACCGGGGTTTTCCTCCGGCTTGACGTTTTCATTGTTTTCCTGAATGTCGGCGGTCGTTTCTGCCGCGCCCGTTTCAGGCTGAGACTGCTGAACCGTTTCGGTTTCGGCAGTGTTCTGTTCTTCCTTGGTAGGCATCCGCCCGCCCCTTTCATTCACGCGGCCAAACCGAGGGTCGACCGCAGGTATTGGAGCCATGCCCTCTGATAGGACATGGCTTGTCTTAAATGCACCGAAGGCCGGAAGCTGTACTTTCGACCCTCGAATGGAAAATCGTCTTCCTCGCCCGTATCCAGCACTTTCTGATAATGCTGTTGGAACTCCATAGCCCTCGCGTACATGCGCTGCAACGCGGTGCGCGTCATCTTCAGGTCGGGGATATGCCATTCCGGCGCGGGAGTGCCGTCATCGTATTCACGCCGCCACTGGGACTGCGTGAGAATCGGCCCGATCTCGCTATGCGATTCCATGATGACGCGCACGCTTTTCAGGTCGGCGGCTGACGTGCTGCCAGCCTTCCTGTAGATGGCGTCCAAATCCTCCCGGTTGAGTTTCAGACCGGGGTCATTGTTCGCGGTGATCGGGGCGACGGTGCATTTGCAGTTGTTGTGCATGGGCAGAAGGTCGGCCGTGGAAAACACGTTCGTGGCCGCGACGGCGCACAGGCCGCACGTGCCGGTCTTGGAAAGCTCGGGGTGTATGACCCTACGGTATTTTCTGACGCCGGAACCGTGGAATCGTTGCGTGGCCGCACTGTTCATGGCTATCTGACCATCGGTGTTCGCATTGTCCGTCAACCGTTTCACGGCGGCGTCAAGCCAATCATCGACGGCCTTCTGCACGTAATCGTCCAGATTGTCCCATGCCAGCGGGCGTATCGACGGGTCCCTTACGGCCATGCTCCGATAGGCGTCGGCAGGACGCACGCTCACCGCCCACGGGTCGGTGTTGTCCCTTGTGACGATGTATTCGGGAATCTGACCATCCGAAGGCACGTTCACCATGCCGAGCATCACGTCCGCATAGGAGACGCCCAGATGACGCATGGCTTTGATGAACGCGATCTGGTTCTGTGTTATCCACGCGGACACGCCCTGTGTTATCGCGTCGTTCCACCAGTCGGCGGGGTCGAGCGACTTCCACATGTTCCACGCACGCTGTACGTAGGCGTCGACCAGCGCCTGACGCTGCCGTTCCATGACGGTCAGCGCCTGTGTCATGTCGGCCATCACGTCACCTCATTGGTGGAGTCCAACGTCTCGTCGCCCAGAGTGTCGTTCAGGTCAGGGATGGTCGATGTCGAATCCAACGTGTCCTGCAAGGTGGGAGCCGACTGCTGTGAGGTCTTGCCTTCGACCAGAGTGTTCTCCTGACTCAGGGCGGTGGCGAAAGCCGTGTCCTGCAAGTCCTGCATGGCTTCGGCTATATCCATCTCGCTCATGTTCAGGAACCGTCGCATGATGGTTTTGACCGGTAGCAGTCCCTTCACATAGTTGGCGGCTTGCGCCTGCTCCAAATCGGTGGGAGTTTCGACCGGCTGCCACATCGTCTCGAAACGTTCATCGGCGGCGGACTGCTGGCCGCTTGCGACCAACGCCATGCGAAGCAACAGCACGAACGCATCATTGGCACGCTCGTTCATGTCCTGCACCTTGAGCCTCAACATGCGGGTGGTGAGCTTCGCCCCCTCCGCGCTGCCGGAAACGTCAGGGCTGAGAATCGACAACGGGGTGCCGGACGCGCCGGCCAACTGTTTGATGTCCGTGTTCGCGGCGGAGACAATCGGCGTGATGTCCGTCACGGAGCTTTCGCCCATCTTCGCGTCCTTCGGCATCAGCCACAAGGCGGCGGGGCCAAGCTCGAACAAGGACGAGTAGTCGATCTTTTCGCCGGCACGCGCACGGTTGGCCTTCACGGCCGGGTCCTGCTTCGTGTAATACTCGGGAAGGTCGCCGGACACCCAACGCTGTTTGAACGCCTGCATCTCCTGAATGCAGAAACGTTGGAAACGCTGCTGGTCGATGGCGCTCAACGTCGGAAGATGAGGCTCGAACTGGCCTCGACCGGTCGCGGTCTTCAACTGGACGATGGGCAGGCAACCGCAGTCACGGGCGAAATCAAGACCATCGGAACTGGCCGCGCCCACCCATTCGAACAAGGCGGGCAACGACGGTTTCTTCTTGGAATCATCGTTCGCCAGCTCATACACGGCATCCTCATAGTCGGGACTGTCGGTCGGCAGCGTCCGCGACTCCACCTCACGTCTGGCGACACGACCATACACGTCGGTCACATTGCCCTTATCGTCACGGACCAGACGGTACAAGGCGATGTTCTCGGTGCCTTCATCCGCGTCATACGAGTAGACGATGGCCGCGCTCTTATCGTCGGAAACGACGGTATCCCAAGGGCTGAGCCTCGAAATGTAGGCCGGGTTAGGCGTTGACCACGCCTGCGCATAGGCGGCACCGTAAATCGATGCGTCACGCAGCATGTTCAACGATTTCAGGTTCATGCCCGACTTCTGCCACATGTCGTCTGCGGCGGTGGAACGTATCGCCTTGTCCGACACCAGACGGAAGCCGGTGGGCTTCTCCGAGGTGATGACCGCGTTCGCTATCGTGCTCGCCAAGTTCATCGGGCAGATGTCCACGAACCTGCGGTAGATGTCCGAACTGGTCACATCCATGTTGCGGGGGACCGCCTTCGTGGGTACGGTCTCCTTGCCGTCGTAGAACGTTTTCAACCGGCACAGCATGGGGATACGGTTCACCAGCCGGTTCGCCAACCGGGTAAGCACCACGCCGTCGCCTCCCGGTTCGACATCATCGGGAACCAACGACTCCAACTGCACGGCCATATCTCACCGTCCTTCTAATAAGTCACTCGGGTAACGTGGGTGCGCACCCTCGGCGCACGGGAACTGGCCTGTTCCAGATAACGGGTACGCGCCGTATATGCGAGGACGCCTGCGATGCAGGCGTCTATCTTCAACGGACTGTTCGGCGTCTCCTTGTACACGAGGTACTGAGTGGAGCCATCGGCGTTCGTCCTGCGCAGGTTCTTCCTTCGCGCGTTTCTGAAATGCGCGAGAAGCCTCGGGTCGGCCAACAGTGCGACATCACCGATGACGGGATTGTCCTCGTCATCGCACGCCGTCCATTCACGGCAGAACGCGGTATGCATGTCCACATACGCCTGCTTCATGTCCGACTCCCAATTGTTCGTGTGGAACATGATCGGGTCGCCGTTGTTGCGCTGGCCCACAAGGTCGAGATACGAGTAGTCGGTTTCCCAGCCGATAATGAGGTCACGCCAGCCGTGGACATCCGCGAAGAAGCCGACAACGTTGTAGTTGTCCAGCATCCAGCGAACCTTGCGGTCGAACGCCTCCACATCGACCTGCCAGTCAGCGGCCTCGGGGCCTTCGGGCTTCTGTTCCAGTTTGATAAGGAACAACAGGCCGTCCCTGACACGGCAGCCGACCAAGGCGGTCGCATCATCGGAAAGCGAACCGTCGAAGCCAAGCGTTATCTCGTCCTCGTCCGAAATAATGTCCTTCCAAGGCGCTGCCTCGTCCAAGTCGGTGCCCTCGGGAACGCCCGCATACAATGCGATGCCCGCGAGATGGCTTTTCAACAGGGATTCGGACAGCCAAGCGTCGGAAACGCTCGTGAGACTGTTCAGGTAGTAGCGAATCGAATCGCCCACATCGGAAGCCGGGTCGAGGACATCCGCGATAGGGCCGCGAATATCAACCCAGCCGTCCTTCGACGGGCCCGGCTCCACGCCGGGGGAGCGAAGCGAATACCCGTCATCGCTCACACCCTCGTCGTTGACCGGCACGATGCTGCCGTCAGCGAGAATGATATGGTCCTTGCCGTCCCTTGACTTCGCGGCGGAACCATACGCCTCATACAGGCCATGCTTCAGTTTGCCCGCATCACCCAGGTCCTCGATGTTCAAAGGCGAATACCTGTGGTCGAACAGCAGCTTCGGGTCCTTGATGCGACCCTCTCGAATATCCTGAGCGTGCTTGTAGGTCTCCTCGGCGATACTGTTCTCGCCGGGACGGTACATGGTCGTGGTTTCCAACACCCACGGTTCGGCGTCGCCCATACGCTTCGAGAGATTACGTTTCAGCGTATGATACGTGGCCTTCAACCGGGGAACGTTGTACAAGTGGGATTCGTCGGCGATGATGAACGTCTGCTTGCCGCCGTCATGCGTGGAAGAACCGGTGGCACCGGGCTTGATCGAACCACCCTCCGGCAGCAGGATACGGGTTTCACCGACATCAAGACCATAACCGCGCAACTGGCTCAAAGGCCCGTTCTCGCAGTTGTACTTCATTACCTGATAAACGTTATCCGTCTGTTCTTCGGCGGTGGCGATGCACACCACGTTCGGGCCCTGCACGGGACGGCCCATAGGCTCGCCCGGCAGATACTCGTAAGTCTGGCCGAGGAACGTGTAGGTTTCCCCGCCCTTCGCCCAACCGGCGAAACGGCATGGGCCCAAAGCCTCGAACAAACCCAGACGGCCACCCTTGCCGGACTTGTCACAACCCTTGGGGCGACTCAGGAACACATGGTTGAAGCGACGCTGCCCATACTTGTCGAGCGCGTAACAGTCCACGTAGAACCGCGCATACTCAGGACTCTCATACACGGGCATGTCATACGCGGGCTCCGAACCCACGACGCAGAACGACTGTATCCACCACAAGGCAAGCCAGCCAAGCGAACGCTCCCTATCCTCGGCGGTCAGATTAGGGATAACGTCATGCATCAGCCCACCGCCCGACGCTGCCTACGTGCTTCCTCCATGCTGATGACGTTCGAGGAACCCGAATACGAGGACGCCTTCAAATCATTCGCCTGAGGCGCGTCGAACTTCAAATCGTTACGCGCCTTCGGAGTGACGCCGATCATGGCCTCACGCTGGCGAATCTCAGCCGCCAGAATCGCACGCCCCTTACGGGAACGTTTGAAATCATCCTTGAGCAGCGCCGTATCCAACACGAAATCCCAGTCAGGGCCGACGCCCATACGCTGAGCCAACGGGCTACGACGCAAATCCTCATACCAGCGGCGAGTGACCGGCAACCATTCATCGCCCGTATCCGGGCGAACATCAGGCAGTTCCGGCCCAACCGGCTCCTCGGGACTGCTCAGCAAAGGCATCGCGGCTATCTTGGACGCCCTACGCCCGTTTCCTGCCATGATTCACGCTCCGTTTCCGCCCATTCCGGGCTGTCCGACGCACGGGCTTTTCGCCCCTGCACCGGTCGTGAACGAGAATGCGGTTCTCCAAAGTCGCTGAATGCGACTTCTCCAAAGGAACCTTCCACTCAAAAGCCGCGCCGTCAGGCCCGGCACTATCTACATCGACCAGTCCGCCGCACTTCTGGCAACGGCCGGCACACTTCTCAATCACCTGCGAACGGGTGAAAGACTCGACAACCATCCGAGGCCGTTCAGCCGGTTCCACCGTCCGCTCATGCAACACGGTTTCAGGACGCGACGGCAGCTCGGGATGCAGTTGACGTTTACGGAAATACCTCAAACGGCACTTGTCCGAACAGAACAAGCGAGAGGAACGCTCAGGGTCGAACCATTTGAAGCACACCGGACACATGCGGGTGCGCAGTCTCCTCAACGGAGTGCCGGAATAGTAGTTCCGGTTGTAATGCTCCCTGCACAACCCTTTGGCGCACACCGGGTTAAGACACCCGAACACAGCGCAACGCTCTATCGAAAAGCCGGCCTCGAATACCATTCGGCCTCCTCGCGGCTCCTACGCTTTTCCACCCGAGCCTCACCACTCTCACGAGCGGTTTTCTGCTTATGGTGATATGAGCACAACGCCCACAGGTTCGACGGGGAATCATCATCAGGCTCACCGTTCTTCGCGCGAACCTTATGATCGACCTCATTGGCAGGATAGCCGCAAATATGCTTCGCCCCCGTATGCCAGTCGGTCACAATCCACTGGCATCGATGGTGGTCCCGCTCTAATATCCGCTTGCGGGTCCGCTCCCATCCGGGGTTGAACCGTGCATCACGGTTGGAAGATGACCAAGCCACGATGACTCCTTACACGTAGGGGGCGGAGCCGGTGGGAGCGTGGCGAGCGAGCATTCCAACGGGGTTAATCCAAATACAGGGGATGTTGGTCCACGAGCCACCGGCTCCTAGAGGCAATCCCGAGAATCGAACTCGAACCTGCGCCTTACGAGAGCGCCGCTCTTCCAATGAGCTAGAATGCCATGCCTCCCACTAGGGGAGCGCTGTTCAGTTATCGCCGCACGGCATGGCATGAAGCCGCCGCCGACATCCGACGATGACCCAAGAAGCCGTCACCGCCTATAAATCGCCTCTTCTTGCAGGCGTTGTGGTGCCGGGGAGAATCGAACTCCCATCGCCAAAAGCAGCGGTGTTACAGACCGCGCGCACTCCACGTGCTCGACACCGTGGAAGCCATCCCAGACTCCCGCCCCCCCGGTGAGGAAGGGGCACTCCTCAGCCGACGTCAACCCACGCGAAGCGGGGAATCAGCACAATGCCGTGCGGAGATTCTGCACGACGCCGGTTCACGGGCGGTCAAACCCCAACCGACAGTCACGACCTTGACCGGCCTTACTGACCATCCTGCGGATGATGCAAGATTTGCACTTGCGAACCTTTTACGGTTTACGGCCTAGCAAGCCGCCGCATTCGTCTACTCTGCCAATCATCCCCGGCCACGCCCCCGGTCCAAGAAAACAACACCAATACAAAACGGAATCCCAGAGAACTCGACCTTACAAATCCTCGTAAAACTGTTTTGACGGTTCGGTTTTCAAAAAAGGCGTGGCCTAGTCGTGAGAGAGGGAATCGAACCCACAACGCACCGGGTTTGAGCCGGCGTCCTCTACCAATTGGGATATCTCACGCAAATACAAGAAAACCCCGCGACTGCGGGGCCTCACCTTGTCAGGAACCCGAGCTTCGCTCCAATCCCCGACAATCCATCTACACGAGATTTTACTCACAACAAGCGTTGCAGCAAGCGTTGCAAGAGTATTCCCACCACCAATGAAACGCTAATTCAAAAAACAGCCCAGCAGATCATTCACGAGCAGAACCATTGTCCGTGCGGCCCTGACGTTCTGCCGGGGTGGGGCTTCTCCACCCCCCTGTGTTTGTGGTTGGTCGGGCGTGTCTGATTGCCGGGTTGGGCGCGGGTGCGTATGCAGTCGTGTGTGGCCGTGTGGCCGTGCCGTGGCCGTGACGTGGCCGCGTGTGGCCGCGTGTGGCCGTGTGGTGTGGCCGTCGCGTGGCCATGCTGTGAGTCTGGGACGTGGTGCATGAGTGGCCGTGGCCGTCACTCTCTGCCTGACCACATGGTGTGTGGTCAGGCAACCCAACACTATGTGTGGTTTATCGTTTTTTGTCGTGTTGCCGTGGTTTCGACACGCCGAGGAATGCTAGTGGCTGCAATGGTTTTGGTGGTGGTTTGCGATACCGATTTGCACTCCGTATGGGGTGCATGTATAGTGATAGCTATCAACCACGGAACACCAAGAAAGGAACCCCGAGATGAACACCACGGAGATTAAAGCCAAGGCCTTTAGAGCGGCGGTAGACCTAGCCACGGTATGTAAGCCCTGCACCTATGACAACGTGCTTGACCTCACGGCCATGTCCCTCGGTATCGAGATGGACGACAACGAGGAATACCCCGCCGAGCTATACCGCAAGTTTGACAACGTGTGGAATGACCTCAACAAGTAATCAGCGCGGCCATAGTGGCTAACGCTAGGGTGCAAGTCCCTAGTCGCGCACTTAGTCCCCTCTATCCAAAACTCATAGTGAGCGGCGGGTAATCAGGCGGACATGCTCATTGATAACTAAAAAGTGTTGCCGAAAGTCGGTTGTAATCTGCGTAGTGAGAGTACGTCAAACAAGGTTGCATAAATGAGTTGCGTCTACCGGCGTCTAGCCTACCGGGCTAGTGAGGATAAGAGAGCGGGTATCCGGCATGGAATTGTCCCCGCTATAGACGTTGCCACTCATGGTGGCAGACATGGAGATATCTCGATATCTTCTTGCGACGGCTAAACCGAGCGTCTGGAATTGTATAATTGGGCCCACCGATCATAAGTGAGGTGGGTTATGAGTCTAAGGGAGCTAAGGCAGAAGCGAGGATATACCCAACGTCAACTAGCCGATAAAATCGACGGAGTTGGCTATGGGCGTATCGCTGATTACGAGAATGGGCGGCGTCCGATTGAGGGCATGTCACTTGGCGTTGCGCTGAAAATTTGTGACGCTTTGCGCGTGAGTAATCCTCGCAAACTGTTAGAGGCTGATAAGCCAAAAGAAAACACTAACGATTAGTTGTTAGGTGTGTGCCCTAATCAATTCTTCGCCTGACTGTGGGCCTTGTACACAGTCGGCCTAGCTCACTGGGTTTATCCCATAGTCTAGGCACTCATAGCGTGTCCCAAGGTGGACGGGATACGCTGGAACCTGTTATATCGAAAGGTGGTGAGCCGTGCCGGTTGGCGATATCGTCGTTGACCCGCGTATCCAGACTCGACATCCCGACGTGTCCGCTGATTCGGTGCGCGTGGCATGGTCGAACGTCGTGCGGTTTATGGCGCGTGAGGATACCGACCCGTTGCGTTATGTGGCGGTTGGATACGACGAGTACGGGCGTTTGCTGGAAATGGTGGCGGTACTAGATGAGTCGGATCGTTGGCATGTGTTCCATGCCATGCGTGCGACGCCGAAGGTGCTGCGGGAACTGAAACTTTTGTAAAGGAGGAAGTGTCATGTCTTTTGTTGCGAAGGGTGGCCGTGTGGTCACTGATGACATGTTGGACAAGTGGGCCGACGATGCGGATAACGGCGAGTTCGGCGGAAGGCCGGGTGCGGTGTATTCCGGGCCTGTCGTTCCTGTCGCTCAGGCGGATGCTGTCAGTCGGACGTTTTCGTTAAGCGCTGACATGTCGGCCATGTTGGATGCCGTCGCTAAACGTCGTGGCGTGTCCGCTGATGACATCATGCGGCACGCGCTGGTGCGTGAGTTCGCGTCAGTGTGAGCTGTTCGGCGTGCTGGTTTTCCGACACGCCGATTTGTTTAAACCAAAATGATACGTTATGCTATCAATTATCAAGCCCAATCGGGCAAGACAAAAGCAAGTTTGAGAACTTAACAGTGTTTCCCTACATGCAAATGATACATTTTGCTGTCATAATTGGTTTACCTACTACTAGAGAAAGCGGGTAAGCCTATGGGACTTAAGGAACTGCGCAAACAAGCCGACTTAACACAAGTTGAGCTAGCCAAGCGCACTGGAATAGCGCGAACAATCATCAGCAGTTATGAGACCGGGCGGCGAGACGTTCGGAACATGACTCTTGAAAACGCTTTGAAGATATCCAGTGCACTCAACTGCCAACCGAGCGACCTGATGCGTTAAAAGAATGCGGCTAAGTAGCGCCAACTACCTAGCCGCGTGCCTTAAGTTGAAAGTTCTCTAACCAATCAATCAAATCGAGGCTGTGCTATCTTAGCACGCCTCACATGGAAGTGAGGAACCATGCGTAAAATTCTGGCGGCTTCAGCCGCGTTAATCACACTTTTCACCCTGTCCGCTTGCGGTAGTGATACCGCGAACATCCCGCAATGTGAGAACGAAGACGGCTCGGGTCAAGCTGGACTCTGCTACTGGGATAGTGCTCGAATGGGCAACGGACGCGGTACCGGACTGTACATCTACCAAGACGGCATTCTAATCGACGAACGCTACTAAGTCTTTCAATCAGATTCATTCAGTCGCGCGGCTGTCTCCGCGCTTCATCAATTCAAGGGAGATTCACAATGTCTCGGATAATCATCAAACAGACCGTTATCAACGATACCCGCGTGAGCGTCAAGCAGTGGGATAAGCCGCTGTTGGGCCGGTTCCCGTATACGGTTGTAGTGCAGTACCGGTTCTATGAGCCGGACGGGCGCGCGTACTGGGCTATGGTGCCGCTCGGCCCGGAACATCGCCAGTGCGAAACCGTGGTGGATATGCTCACGCGGTTCGATGAAGCCGTGGCATGGGCTGGGCGAGACGGTTATCATGCCGTCAAACCATGCAAGATGGCGGCTTAACTGACCTGACCGCGATAGCGCGGCGCATTATCCGCGCTTCACGCCCATTCGGGCAAATTTCAATCAATCAAACCTATAGATCCTATATCACACTAATGGAGGTGTGCCATGCCTGAAGAAATACTGAATCCAAGCGACTTCCACGTTGGCTGGTTGGCCCAATCGTTGGCCGGCGACATCTACGTTATCGTCAAAGCCACTGACAAGACGGTGACGTTCGATAAATACGATACCGTCTGGCTTACCGTTCGGCGTGTCCGGCGTAAGCGTTTCGAGTGGATTGAAGGAGGCTACTTCAAGGACGGTGCATTCACGTTCTGGCCGAGTAATTTTTTCCCGCCTGAGAACGTCTGCAGCCGCAACGATTTCATCCAATCGCATGAGTTTAAGGCGGTGGCATGATGGCACGCTACTTCTACGCTTTCCGCTGGGCTTATGGTATCGGCGCGACATGGGATGACGGGTCATGGCCGGGTGAGCTCTACGTGTTCGAGTCGAGGGCTGAGCGTGACGCTTGGGTTGCCGACGACGTGTTTGATGGCAATTGGCATTGTGAGGCCATCACGTCGAAAGAGGCGCGTCATATCATGGCCGATACTGTTATCGGTTTTGATAATGATATGGCCGCACGGTACGACGGTAGCCGGTCGGCTGTCGAACGGTACGCGCCTACCGCCGAATTGGTCAGGGCATGGCGGCGTATCGACATGCAACTTAACCCAGTTGCGTATATGGGTGAGTGATCGACCATGATTGACCATTACCGTTGCAAGTCGTTTCCCGTGGCTGTTGCCACTCAATCGCATTATGAGGCCAAAGGTTATCCCGTGGAGCTAGTCCCGTGGGGTAGGGGCTACATGGTGCGAGTCCATCGTTAATAAATCGTTGTGGGGCATGGCGTTGTGGCCGTGCCCCTCTTGTTTAAGGGAGATTCAAAATGTCCATTACCGTTAAAGATGTTGCCGACATGGTGGAACGTGTTGACGAAAAACTATCGCCATTGACGCGCTATGACGGTTTCCAACCCTATGAGGGCATCTATCGCCTTGGCGACTGGGGATATGTGACGGAAACCGAATATAACAAGGCTTTCGAGCATGAAGATGGTTGGGCGCAAGACGCTTACATTTTGGACGGTAACGGTGTGAGCCATACCCGCATTAGTCAGCTAATTAACGAAGACGATACCGGTAAGGCAATTTCCGATTACATCAATGAGCGTTTCAACAATGACCAAATGGACGACGTTTTCTACACCGAAGCCACCGAAGAGGGTGAATGCTGAGAGTCTTCTAGCCGCCTACTCATTCCAGAAAATCAATCAAAATCGAATCTTTACAAGTGAGGTAAACCAAAATGAAGAAGCTGACCAATGACCCGTCGCGTAACGTGAATGCCGTGAGCGGCATGTGGGTGCGGTTGCGCAAGGATGGCTCGAAATATGATGTTCGGTATGTGAACGCTCGGGTTAGACGAGTCTGGTCACTTTCCCAGACTTCGCAGGGCACGGCGTGGAATGTTCAGGCCAAGGGAGTCCAGTATGAGGACTTTTTGAATGGCATGAGGTCAAGCTCCGTTGACCTTGAGCATGGTTGGATGCTCATACCCGATTCCGAGCGTATGAAGACAGTGCCGGTGCCGGTACCTACCGGAATGGACGCTAAAACGGTTGGCGGCATTGTCGCGCACCCATCGATCGATGCAAACTGGAAGTGTGAGGAGGAACGCTTCACGAGCAATGTTCAGTGGCCGGTGCCTATGCCCGAGGACGCGATATTGGAAGACGAGTTCATGGATGATGAACCCGCGCCGGATACACAGGAGATTCCCGAAGTGCCGCCGAAGGTGAACAGTTTCGCCGTCTCCTATTGTACGATGCCTGACCTGATGATGGCTAAGGAATGCCCCGAATTGCAAGGTTTGGGCCCTATCCGTCACTTCCGTACCAGCAAGGGCCGCAAGGTGGCCTACGTTGCTTCGGCCAATGGCAGGTGCGTTGTCGCCTACCGTGCCCGTTATGAGCGTGGCAGTGACAGGCAGTTGGAAAAGGCGGTGGCCGATTACGTGGCTACCGTCCGCGACAAGTGGGTTAAGGCGGCGTGACATGAGCGAGATTCGGGAGAAAGCCGTACGCCTGTTGTTGCAGGCGGCTTACGAGATGGCCGCCGATAACGCGGATAGCGTGGCGGATATCTTCGACTGCCAGCATGGTTTTATCGATGATTTACGCCGTCGTGCCATGCTGAAGCTGGACAAGCCATACACCGCGCCGGACTTCGATACTGCGGAACAGCAGATAGCCGAAACCGGTTTGTCGTTGGACATGCTCGACAAGAGGGCGCGTGAGGCGTTCTCACAGAAGTATTCCACCACGTATGACCGGTATGAGTGCGCTATCGGCTGGTGCATCGACGACATGCTGGGGTGGGAATGATGGAAGTCAAGATACCCACTAGCAAGATTCGTGAGGTTCTGGAGTCCTCTGGCTATGCGTATACGCCGGATAATATCGCGGCGGTACGCGCAAACATTCCACTCCACACGTCTGACCTGATTCTGGCGGCATTGAACGCCACCGATTTACCCGACAAGCGGTTTGCTTTGCCGCTGTTCTAAGGAGCTTTTCAAATGACCACTTACTATATGCAAGACAAGCATGACCATTACCGTTACACTCGAATCAGCAAGCCCCGCGCCTACTGGGAGTGGCTGACCTACGCAGTGGAATGGCTGGTCTGCTGGCATGAGATCAACCCGTGCACGTTCCATCACTTCGGTTGGCGTTTCTGGCATTGGGTGCCTTGTTGGGCCTATTGCGAGGCGATGGAAGGCGGCGATATTGCGGAGCAGTCCTATCTTGACTCATTTCGCAAGGTGGAGTATTCCGACAATGGCCGTGTGGCCGTCATTACCGCCTATTGATTCCTGCCGCCCGGTGTTTTCCTCACTTCCACCGGACGGCATTCCGTTTTTAACCAAATATGGTATATAATTGATACCATCTATTAACCGTTAAGGAGGTTGTTATGGGTAAGCTGGTCGCCAATATCGATGATGATGTCAAGGCGCGTGCCGCCGCGCTCTACGATTCCATGGGCATGAGCCTGAGCACCGCAGTCAACATGTTCCTACGCCAGTCTCTGGTGGACAACGGGTTGCCGTTCAGGCCGCGCCGATATGAGGGCATACGACTGGTGCCGACCGAGGAGACGCGCAGGGCCATGGTGGAAGCGGAGGCCAAGGAACTGGGACTGATGCCCGACGATGCCGTGGAATGCCGGACAGAAGAAGAGGTGCTTGACCATCTGCGCGTTCTCAGGGAGCGTGCGCGGTGAGCTATACGATAAAGTTCGATTCACGGTTCGACTCCGATTATGAGTGGCTGAGCCGTACACACCCTGAACTGTGCGACGATCTGAACGACGCGATTCTACTGTTGCGCGAGAACGGCGAACTTCCCGAAGGATACCGGCCTCATGTGCTGGATAACCCGGGCGGCAACTACAACGGGCATTGGGAGTTCCATCTGGCCGGTGATGTTGACGTGCTTGTCCTGTATTGGAAGCGCGGCAATCGTGCCGTCATACGCATGGTGCGTATAGGTTCCCATTCGGAGCTGTTCAGAAGCGAATTGTTATAGCCGTTATCGTTTTCATGGCCTCATGGACTTGTTCTATGGGGTCATTCTTATAGAAACCATCATTTAGAACCGCATCATAGGGCTTTCTATGGTGCGGTTTTCACTTGACTTCCTCCCCACGGCTGAAGCCGGGGGATTCCCTTGTCTCGCGGCAAGGGTTTCCTGAAGGGACTTGTTCCCCGCCTACCGAAGTGTCGCTTCGGCGGTTCGAGGGTCCCCGCAGGCGCGTACCGCCAGTCCGGCGGATAGGATGTTTTTGGCGGCGTTGATGTCCCGGTCGTGGTTGGTTCCGCATTTGGGACAGTCCCATTGGCGGATGTTCAATGGTTTCTTGCCGCTGTTGTATCCGCAGGTGGAGCAGATTTGGCTGGATGGGTACCAGCGGTCGATGACCGTCAGTTGGCGTCCGTACCATTGGGCCTTGTATTCGAGCATCGTGCGGAATTGTCTCCAACCCGTGTCGAGTATGCTCCTGTTGAGACCGGTTTTTGCCGCTTGCCCGTTGGGAAGGTAATGGCCCGGATGTTCCGGATCGGGTTTCGGCGCGCACCGTCGGGTCAGGTTTTCGACCGCAAGGTCTTCGATGACCACCGCTTGGTTCTCGCGGATGAGTCGGGTCGAGAGCTTGTGGAGGAAGTCGTTTCGACAGTCCTTGACCTTGGCGTACGCTTTGGCGACCTTCAGACGGGCTTTGCGATGGTTGTTGCTTCCTTTCTGCTTTCTGGAGAGAGTTTGTTGGGCTTGTTCAAGCTTCTTCTGGTAACGGTTGAGGTGGCGTGGGTTGGGGATTTTCTCCCCGGTGCTGAGGATGGCGAAGTGTTCGGTGCCCAAATCGACGCCGACCTTGTTTGGGGAGGCGGGTAGATGTTTCACTTCCTCTTCGACGAGGATGCTCACGTGCCAGCGTCCGGACGGGTCTAGGGACACGGTGACGGTGGACGGCCGGGCTTTCCTCGGCAGTGTGCGCGACCAGCGGACGGGCAGAGGCTCCCGCATCTTCGCCAAAGTCAATTCCCGTTTGTCCCAATCCCAGATGAACGCGGATGCGGCATAGGTGGCGGCTCCGCCGTTCTTCTTGGATTTGAACCGGGGATAGTCTCCCGTCTTGGCGAAGAAGTTCCTGTACGCCGCCTGCAAATGTCGCAGCGACTGTTGCAACGGGACCGAGGACACTTCGCGCAGGTAGGCGTAGTCCTTGGTTTTCTTCCAGTCGGTGAGCATCCGGCTCGTATCCTCGTAGGACACGCTCTCATGACGGACCGTCCATGCTTCGGAGCGGGCGTCCAACGCCATGTTGTACACCTTGCGGCAGCAGCCCAGTGTGCGCCGGAGCGTCTGCTCCTGTTCCGGCGTTGGGTAGAAGCGGAACCTGTATGCCCGCTTGGCTGTCGTGGTGTCCATGCTTCCTATGATACCATGCTTTACAGACTTGCATATGGGGATGTAAGACAGAGGCGCCTTATATCCCCATAGCTAAAGCAAGAGGTATTACGGCGCAACCTGATAAATCAGCATTTAGACGGGACTTTAGAGCTGTCTATTGTCCCGTTAATCGTTTTACCGGACAATAACAAGGGAGTTTCCATCATGGATGAAGAAACCGAAGTCTACACGATTTACCAGCGCGTGACGCAGATCGAGAAGCGTCACGTCACCGCGCCGAAAGGCTTGACGTTCAACCAGTTGAGCGACTGGGTTGACGAAAACGGCGTTGGAGACCTGTTGGACATTGACGAACTGGACAACGATATGGTCAGCGCCGATTACGAGGACGGCTCTCATGTCAAGAGAAAGTGGGCGAATTGATTACCGCGATCTACCGTTATGAGCGTTTCGACCCCGCCACCAACACCGAGTTGTGGCGGCGTATACCACGCTGGGAGCTGCGTCTCATATGGCTGAAGGCATGGCTTAAACGCGATAAGGCGGCTCGAATCTCTTACGGGGCTTGGCTGTACGCCAATGCTTCAGGCGGCGGGCAATGGTTGGCCGCTGACATGTTGGACTGGAATCAGGAGGTAATCAATGGACGCTGAACGTATGAGAGCCGCCTTGCATGAGGTGTGGAAATACTATGACGAGGCGGGGGAGAGCGGGGAGAACTATGTGCTTGCCCCCGATAATCTCGCCAAGTTCGCCGCCGACCTATGCAAGGAATACGAAAAACACTGATACACTGGAGGCCACGGGACTCTCTTGTGGCCTTCTGGGAATTAGCGAACCAAGTACAAGAGGCATGATGTTTCGTCATGCCCGAATATTCTTTCAGGAGGAACTATCATGTCCATCAAAACCACCATCGTCCACATGCCCAGCGGAAAATGGCGTTTGGAAACCCGTCAAGGCGCATGGCCGATAAACCGCAATTGGAATGGGTTCAACACGTGGCCGGAATACGATCACAAGCCTACGAAAGAGGAAGTGGATGTGTTCGCACGTGAACTGTTCAAGGCCATGTTCGGTGTGGAACCGATATTCATTGGTATGGAAGATGACGAATACGAATACGATTCACGTGCCGGTCTTTGACGGATAAGTGGAAAACGTGGGCCCGATTATACGAAAACATGCTTTTCATTCACTGAAACCCGTGAAGATCAATAAAAAATAGATTTTCACGGGTTTCAAGCTATGATAGGCGTGTTATAAGACGCCGCTGCCTCTCGTGGAAGCACACTAGGGCGGCATTCTTATTCCTCCTTTGCCGATTTGATGGCTCCGTCCAGAAATTTCATCGTGCAGCGGAACAGTTCGGATTGCACGTATGCGACAAGCTCATTTGAGACCGTCATGTGCTTGCATGCCTTGGCCTTGTGTCGGTATCCGAGAATCTCGGCGTTGTACAAGCCCATCGCAGCATGCACGCATTCATGGCTGACGATATCCGGCAGCAGGTGTTCGCGGCTCAAATAGATCACGCACATGGGGGAGTTCCCGTATTTCACCACATTGGTCTGCGTGTCGATTGTCGCGGACTGCATGAGGGTGATTCCGGCTGTACCGTTTTCGAACGCGGCATCTCCAATCGGCCTGTCGAGGTCATCGGATTCGATGGAGGATTCCACCGAGTCGATGCAGGCGGCTCTCCGCATGGTTTCCTCGGTATCGTACACGCGGACTTCCACGCTGACCTTGTGCGCGAACTCGGTCAGGTCGATGATGCACCTCTGATGGGGAAACAGCGTCTCAGGTTCCTTGGTCAATGTTTTCTCCGATTCTCGATGATGGCGACGGCCCCCAGTAGGAGCGTGAACAGGATGATTGGGATCGCGCTCATTGCCCGCCGTGAATGGTTTTGCGCGCATGGTTCAGCTGCTCCGTCAATGCGGGTGTCATTGCGGCCAAATGCAGCGAAGCGGTCAGCATGTGCACGATCATGTAGCTGGCCCACGCATTGCAGCAGGCGATCATGCCCTGCTGCCTGAATGGTCGTCATAGTTCCCCCTTGGCTTTGCGCGTGTAGTATTCCTCAGCGGTCAATAGTTCACGTGGGTGGAGGCATTCGACCATTTCGTGCCATGAATAGAATGTACGGCAATGACTCGCTTCTCCGTCGTACCATCCCACGCTTAACGGCTGAACGGGCTGGCCAACCCTATTGAGAACGAGAAGGATTCGACACCAGCCAAAAGAGGTTTTCAGCCAGTATTCACCTGAATCAAACGGCATGTAATAGCCAGCCAGCCCAATCTTCTTAGGCGCGGGACGGGTGGCATAGGCGAAACCGAGGAGCGAGACCACGAGCATAGCTGTCGGGCCTGTCTCGAACCAGTAACGAACTTTACCTTCATTGTCCCGGACTTTCCGCCCTCCCCAACCGGCGCAGACTCCAGAAGTGCCTACCTCAGCCTGACACTTGTTTTCCGTAAAGCGGATGAACTGGTACACGTTCGTACTGCCTTTGACGTGAATCAGGTCGCCGGGCTGTAGGTCTTCCCATGCGACGCGAATCTTCTTGCTCACCTGTGGTCCTCCTTGCCGATATCGCTGAATCTTGCGTAAAGCCGGTCGTTCACGACGTACGTGTTGTAATCATCCTGTTGGATGTACCACCAGCGGTTTTGATGGCCGGCCTTCAAATACTCCTCGCACGTGTGGTCGATAGTGTTGTCGGGGTTGACCTTCTGCCTGAACGACAATTCATCAACCACGTTGCTATCGGCCACGAGATCGGCTATCCGGTCGATACGCTCCGGCGTGAAATCGGGGGTGACCACGTACACGACACGCACCTTCTGACCGTCGAACCATTTGCGGGGCAATGCCAACGCCACGTCAACCGACGTGGAATCGTAAAAAACGTGCTTGTTT